GAAATAACTCTCTCACGCCCTTTTCTTGCAATACAGCGTTAAATCTTGCTTGTACCCCTCGAATGGGTCTACCCGTGTAATATCATAATCAGCGCCCCTATAGCGTATAACGTGGGCGGTCGTGATATCGTCGCGCCAGTTTATCACGCATTGGACTTCCTCGACAGCGTGAATACTTGCAGCGGCGTAAACCTCTTTCCCGGATAGCTGCCGGAAGTACGCCCACAAGGGCGGGGCTATCGGGGTTAGTGTTTCAATCTGAAAGCCGAATGTGTCCTTGGTATATGTCGCGGCTAAAACCTCTATTTTCTTATCTTTCAGCTTCAAAGCTAATTCCCCCTTAAATTGCGTTCGTGAATTCGTTGTAATGCTCATATAGTCCGACGTAACAATCCAGTAACGCCGCCGCTCCGTCAATTCGTTGTCGGGGCGATTGGTTTTTTATGGGTACAATGTTCCCGTTGCGGTCGGTCTGAACGCCCGTATTCGTCAAGCACCATTTCAAGATGGGGTTATTGTTGTAAATAACCCTTTGCGCCTGCAAGTCCGCGCCTAACATTTGCATAGGCAGGGACAGAGTTTTCGCGCCCTGTATGCACCTAACCATATTAAAGCCCTGCAAGGTCATTTCCTCGACAAAGTACCGCGCCGAATAGCTGTCATAATAAACCCACGCCGGGAATAGTTCGTATGATTTGACGGTTTCGGCAAACCACGCGGTAACGTCGGAATAGTTGATTGAGTTACCCGCGCAAAGGCGCAGCAAGCCCCGTTCAAACCATTTGTCATAAGGGATTTTGTCCTGTTGGACGCGCTCTTGCAGTTTGTCGCTTGGTAGCCAGTACATTTGAGCGACAAACTTTCTGTCGTCCCCACGCTTCATAAAGAGCAGTGACGCGCAAGTTAAATCAGTTGTTATGGATAGGTCAACGCCGCCGATGCAGTACGTGCCCCGGAAGTCGGAAAGCGTGAAAGTTTCCTCGTTGTTGATATCGTCAAAGGAAAGCCACGCCGTTTTCACGGTTTCCCGGACATTGAATTCCTTACAGAGAACGCCGGATAGTTCATTGCGGTTTTGCTTTGCCCGTTCAACCTTGACGGTCAGGTCGTCCAGTTTCTTGATGAAACATAAAGCCGGGTTCGCCTTAACCCACGCTTTCGGGTCTGTCCATTCGGCGCGGTCGTCCAGTTCATAGAGGATAGGCAAAAATCGGTCGTCTTTTATAACCCCGTCTGCGACTTGCGCCGCGTGGCTATACATATCATCGAAAATACATTCCCGCACGGTTCCGGCGGTCGTTATCATCACAAGCAGGGGTTGACGGCGGGCGGCTTGGGATTGGCGCAAAACCTCGTAAAGGTTCCTGTCCCTCACGCCGTGCAGTTCGTCCATGACGCAAAAGGAGCAATTCAAGCCGTCAAGGGTATCGCTGTTTCGCGCCAGCGGTTGGAATTTGGACATGGACGGCGCATAATACAAGTCGGTTTTGCGCTTCTTGAAGTGCTTCGACAGGTCGGGCGACTGCTTTATCATATTATGGGCTTCATCGAATAATAAGCGCGCCTGTGCGTATTTAGTCGCCGTTGAATACACCTCTGCGCCGCCCTCGCCGTCGGACGTGAGCATATACAGGGCAAGGCCCGCAAGCAGGGTTGACTTGCCGTTTTTACGCCCCACAAGGAAGAAACTTTCCCGGTATTGACGTAAGCCTGTTTCCTTGTCTATAAAGCCGAACAGGGCTTGAATGAACGCTTTTTGAAACAGTTCCAGCCGGACGGGTTGCCCCGCCCATTCGCCCTTGGAGTGCTTGCAAAACCGCTCTATAAACGCTATGGGGCGATTGGCGCGGGCTTCATCGAAAATAAAGCTGCCCCGAATGAAAGCCGTGTCAGATGCAAGGCGGGCATATACCGCCTTAACCCGCCTTGAAGCTGCCAGTTCGCCGGACTGGATTTTTGCGTTATATTCGGTGATATGGTTCATACCACAAGTAGCCCGCGCCCGTCCTTGTCATAGGGGGACGGGGTGTTGAATTCTGTCAACGCGTCGGCGTTGTCCTGCTCGATTTCATTTTCGCTCACAAGCCGCAAGTAGAGTTTGGCGGTATCCGTGTAGGCTTTGAGCAAGGCGCGGTATTCCTTGCTGTCGTCCTCGCCCTTGATTGCTTCAAGCTGCTGTTCAAGATAGACAAGTTCCTCCGACAGGCGGTTAATGACAAAGGCGCGTTCCTGTTCGTGGGTTTCGGTTTTTGTGTTCATTAGGTGTTCTCCTTTCTGATATCGCCCTCGGGCGTAAATGCCAGTCCCCGGCAGGTCGCACCGCCTGCGCTGAAATGCTCGTTGTTATGGCAGTCAAGGCAAAGGGCTTCAAGCTGTGCGGGGTTTAGGGCAATATCCGGGTTATTGATGTTTGCTGGGTTCAAGTGTGTTTTGTGGTGGGCGATTTCGGCGGGCTTGCCGCAGCGCTCGCAGATGTAATATTTCGACATGAGGAACGCCCGCGACAGCCGCCGCCACGCCTTGGAGTTGTAGAAAGCCGCCTGCATCATAATATCGCCCGTTCTGCGGATAACGCCTTTAACAGGCAGTCAATGACGCGCAGCAATTTGTCGGTATCGGCGTTTTCGCCGTAATACCATTGCTGCAAGATAAAGCGCGACGCCGTCCGTGCCACGGGGGAATAGTCCCCCGCAGCGGTGTAACCTGTTGTTTCGGTCAGGTAGGGCGGTATCGCTTCAAGCAGCGGGTAAATGATTAGGTCGTTATCCGTGCCGTCAAGCCGCAGTATGTCGCGGGCTTCTGTTATTGTGAAAATCATGGTCTTAACCTCCCTATGTCAGCGTTAGGCGGCGTCAACCTCGATTTTGACGAACGCACCGGGGACAATGGGCTTGCCGTCTGCGATACATAATGCGCGGTAGTCGATAAGCCTGGACGTAAAGCCGCTTTCCCGGCTCACCTCAACCGCCACGCCCTCGGGTACGTTCACGCCGTAATAGCGGAAGTTGCCGAAAAGCACGGTTCCCGCCGGGATATTGTCGTCAAGGACGATTTCAAACCCGAACAGGCGATGAACGCCGCCGCGCTCGGTGTCGGTGAACAGATAGTCCCCGTCGCCGTTTTTGAGCGGGTAAACCCGCCCGAAAAGGGTTGCCGTGGACATGGCGAATTTTGCGCCGCCTGCATAACCTGCGGGTAGTTTGGCGATAGCCGCAAGCAGGTTGTCGGCGGTTAGGCTTGTCGTGTCGATGCTGTTCGCCGCTGTCCATGTAATGCCGGACAATATGCCCGTGGGCTGTCCCGTTCCCGTGCCGCTCACGATAGCCGCGTTAATCGCGTCGGAAATGCTGTTTTTGAGTTCCTGCGTCAGGTAGCTTTCAAACGCGGCAATTTCCATACGCTTTACCGCTGCCGACATGGACAGTATTTTGATGAGTTCGCGCCCGGTGAAGGTTACTGCCGTTGCCGCAGCGTTCTTGCGCTCTACCGCTTCGCCCTCGGTGTGCCAGCTTGCCGCGTCTGTGGGCGTTCCCACGGGTACGGACAAGTTAGACGGGACGTTGAACAGGCGAATTTCATTGAATAAACCGCCCACGGGTCGCGCTTGACTGATAACCTCGTTAAGGGTTTTCGTGGGGATAACCGCCGCTGAATTAGACAGCGTGTTGAACGCGTCGGCGCGCTTTTCGATTTGCGCCGTCTGATATGCGCGGGTTTCGCCGTCGGTTAGTTCCTTGCCCAAAAGGGACTTAAAGAACGCCGCGCGGTATTCGGGGGTTGCGTGGGTGTCAGGACAGCTTACGCCCTTTTCAAGGCTTGCGGTGATGGGGTTAAACATGGTTTTTTCCTCCTCTTTCTGCGCGTTTCGCGCTTCGACTGTGGTTTGTTTGTATGCGGCAAAGTTTACGATACTGATTTCGTAAATTCTGCTGATTGCCGTAATGGTTCGGGTCTGCGTTGCTTCATCAAAGGTACTGTCTGCGATGTCAAAGGCAAAGGACATTTGCGACAGGTCGCCGCGCTTGACAGCTTCATATACCGCGCGCCCGGCTTCGGTGTCGGGTAGTTCTGCCCGCATTTCAAGCCCGTTGACGGTGATTTCAAGGGACAAGGTTTTCGGGCTACGGGCAAGGGGAATTTGTGCGCCGTCGTGGTTTGTGATTAGAACAATGTCGGACAGGTCAACGCCGCGCAGGGCTTCGGGGCTGATTACCTCGGTTATGCACCCGATTTGTGCGGGCTGGTTGAATACCACCGCCACGCCCTCCAGTTTGAGCGGCTCGCCTGTTGCCCGGATTTCATAGCTTCGTTTCTCCATGGGTTATACCTCGCTTTCGATTTGGTATTTGTCCGCTTTGTCTGCGGATACATAGTTGAGGGATTGTAGGCGCTTGTCGCCGCCTTGAACGGGTGGGAGTGCTAACAGTTTTCGCGCTTCGTTTAGCGTGAGCAGTCCTAACGGGGCGGCTTCATGGAGTAGCTCAATCTTTGTTGCCGCGCTGGAAAATTCCAGCCGTTCCGCGGTGAACGTGATATCTGCGCCCGCCTTGCGTGAAAATTCCTGCGACAGTTGCAGGGCGAACGGTTCAATGACGCTTTCATAAAAGGCGCTGAATTCGCCCTTGCTGTAGCTGCCGGATACGATTTTCGGACTGATGCTTAAAAAATCGTATATTTGGCGGTTGACGGCTTCGATTTGCTCCTGCGGTATGGTATAGGGCGTTGTATTGGTCGGGATAAAATCAAAGCGCTGGTCGGTCGCCGCCACGCCGCCGGAATTAGTCGGGTTGAAGTAGTCTGCGACAAACTGTTCTTTTTCCCGGCGTACCTGCTCGGGGTTGACTAACGATGTGAATTTGAGAACGCCCCGAATGTTCACGCCGTTTTTGACGCTCGCGGCGATGCCTTGATTAAGGGTCTGCGCCGTGTCCAATAGAGGGAATAAGGGCGCGTTGCTGTCGCCTAAAAGGTCATTGCCGTAAAAGTGGCGGCGCAAGTGGACGATATCGCCATAAGGGAAAGTCGCCTGCTTGCCGTCATGGAAAAGGCAGGTCATGTATAACTGCCCGTCCGTGCCGGGGGAAAATTCCACGCTTGACGGCGTGAGGGGGTAAATTTGGCTTACGCCATTGTTGCCCCGCTCTAACAGGATAAAGGCGTTGTTGCTGGTGAAGTATGCCGCCGCTGTTTTGCTCAAAAGGTCAAACGGGTTCATGTAGGCGTTGGGGACTGCTTGAAGCAACATTTCAAGCCCCTTGTCGTCGCTGTGCGCCGTTAGTTTTCCCGCGTGACGGGCGATAGCGTCAACCGCTGCCCGGAATGGCGCGCTTGCGTACGCCGTGCCGGAAAAGGCGGTAAAGCTATTGTTAATTTCGATTATCGCGCGGCGCTCTTGCTGCTTGGGTTTGAATAGGCTGGATAATATACCCATATATGAAAACCTCCTTTCGTGGTTTGTGTTATCTTAAAGGCGGCGAACGGGCTGTATTTTGCTATAGGGCTAACCGCTCCGGCTCCCCGTTGCCGCCTGTGAAAACTTTTTGTCCCTGCGGGGGAAAAGTAAGCCCCACCGTTGGTGTTTTGCCGCCTGTTTTCCTCATCAAGGGCGGGGGGTATGTAAGGCAATGTAGGGTCTGTACTAAACTTTCTATAGGACAATTTTTTTGAAAAAATCCCTCTATAGAGATTTTAGGTTTTACCCTACATTGCCCTACGTCATTTTTGAAGAAAGCCTGTAATATCAAGGTTTTCACGCTCCTTTCAAGAATTCTGATGCTACCCGCAAGCCGTAAACAAATATTCCCGCCGTAACCCTTCGGGTTTCAAAGCCTGCGCCCTCGACAGCCGCTTTGAAGTCCTGCGCGCTGCGGATATATTCGCCCGTCCTGTCACAATAGGCGCGGTATTCCCGGTATAGTTCGCTGCTCTTTTCCTTGTGGCGCTTGTCAACCTCGCAGCACTCGGACAGAAAGTTATTAAGCCAGTCGTTGGCGGCGCGGTAGCTGTCAATCGCCTGCTTGACGCACTCGGGCGGCGTGATGTGATAGCCTGCCTTGATGAAGCGTTTTGCGCCTTCAATCGCCCATGCCAGCGCTGCACCGCCCGCATGATGGAACAGGTAGTCGGCATAGTTCTTGATATCCGCTTTGCCCTCGATAACGGCGTTAAACGGTATTACGATAAGCCGCCGCCACGTTCCCGCGTCGTTACTGCCGATGCGCGGCAAGTGGTTTGTATATAGAACGGTCGTATGGGACGGTTCAAAAGTGAACGGCGTTTTATATTTCTGTTCGCCTAATATCTTGTCGGTGGAGCTTATTTTCTTGACAAAGGATTCGTCAAGGCGCGTTCCCTCCGGCAGTTTCGGCGCGATGATAAGCCGCCCGCCGCGCAGTTCTGCAATTTCCCAATTCTTGCCGTTCTTGCGCCCGGTCGTGAGGGTTTCGGCGCTTATCTGCCCGGCATAGTCGCCCATGATGCGCGACAGGGTATTGAAGAACGTTGACTTGCCGTTGCGCCCGCTGCCATAGGCGATAATCAGGTTTTCGCAAAATACCTTTCCGATGGCGGCTTGTCCTGCGATAAGCTGCAAATAGCTTTCAAGGCTGCTGTCCCCGCAAGTGATGACATGGAGGAAGTTTTGCCATATGTCCGCGCCCTCCGCGTTTGGCTCAACGGCGGCTATCTTGGTATGGTAGCTTCCGGGTTTGTGGGGCTTGATTTCGCCCGTCCTTAAATCCACCTCGCCGCCCGGTGTGTTGAGTAGAAAGCCGTTTGCGTCAAGTGCTGAAACGCTGATTTCAAGGGGCGTTTGGGCTTCTTTCATAACGCCGGATATTTCCTTACTGTTGCGGCGTTTGAGGATAAAGGACTGATACGCCATAACCGGGGCATGGTTCTTTTTCGCTTCGGCAAGGGTTCGGGCGGCGTTTTGTTTGTCCGCGTCGCTGCCGCCTTGTTTTGCCGTCTGTACCGCCTGTTCCGCTTTTTCAAGGGCAATGCTTGCCGCTCTATATGCGGGCGCATTTTCTGCAAGCTGCCGTTCGGTCAGGTCGTGCAGACAGCCACGGGCGCGGGCGGCGCTTTCTTCCCATACCTGCCCCGAATAGACAAGGTAGTTTGTCGCGGTACTGTGCCTTAGACAGTCGCCGTATTCCCGCGCCAGTATCAAGGCTTCGCCCACGTCCGTTAAGTCGACGGGTTTTAGGTCAAAGTCGCTTTCTGCGTCAATCTTGAATTTATCCGGGTCATAGTCGGGGCTGCTTTTAATGTCTTTCTCAAACTTGCCTAACGCGCTTTTATAGCACTTCTCGGGCTGCCCCGGGTCAAGTTCGCCCTCACAAAGGGATATTAACCTGTCGTATTCCTGCCGCGCGTCCTCTGTATCCCAGCCGTGACGTTTGATAAGGCATAGCGCCCCAACGTTTAGGGTATTATCACGTTCACCTTCGGGAATTGGCAAACCATCGGCAAGTATCCGGCGAATACGCGCGGCGTTGCTTTCGCTCGAATTTGAGCGGAAGTTCTTCAGATATTCGGATAGGTTCATTGTGCCGGGCGTATAGATAACCTGCGGGCTTTCTACCCCGAAATTTAGCTGCGCCGGGCTTTTCACTTTCCCGTCAAAGTGTAGTTCCGGGAACGCTAATATAAGCCGCTCCATAAAGGCGGCGTATTCCTTCGCGTCCGTGATGTTGTCTGTCGGGAATATATGATGCTCTTTCGGTCGCGGGGCTTTGCCGTCCTTTTCTTTCATATGGTTTCGGGACGGGTAGGAGTAAAAGGCAACGCCGGGCAGCTTTTCGGCTATGTTCTCATGCGTTACCCATTCGGCGGGGTCGTCGCTGTGGCTGTTGTCCGTATCGCCCATAATGCAGTTGGCGCGCTCAAAGTTTGCGCCGCTGCGATAACCGCCCCGGTACTGCGCCGGGCAGTTGTCGTATTGAACGGCAGTCGCAAGGGCTGCGGTGTCGCCTGCTTTAATTTCAAATGCTTTGATAAAGCCCTCCGGGTCGGCGGCTTGCCCCCGGCTGTGCGGCTTTTGGTATAGGGTTATGTCAAAGTTTCGCATTGTACTTTTCGCCGCCTTTCTGTAAAAAGTCCTCGAATACTTGCCGGACGATATAGCACCGTTTTCCGACTTGGATAACGGGGAACGCGCCACGTTTGGCAAGCGTCCGTATGGCATATTCGGGAAAGTTAAACGTTTTCGCCGTTTCCTTGATGGTTAGTGCTGTTTTCTGTTCCACGGTCGCGCCCCCTTTCTGATATTTTTTGAGGTTCCTATTGATAAATTCGTTTTGTTTGTATATACTGAATTATATCAAGCGATAGCGCGCTAATCAGCATTCGTTTGTGCTTATTGACAATGTTCAAGCAAAGCGACATTTTAGGAGGAAAAGCCGATGCCAAAATCAAGCGATACGCCGCCCGTTGATAAATACAATGCTTTATTTGCTACTTCATTACGCGCCTTTATGGACGCGCACCCGGACACGGGCGAAAAGACGACGCAAAAAGCCCTTGCCGACTATTTGGGCGTTCGCCCTCAAACGGTTTCTTACTATTGCACGGGGGAAAGCCTGCCGAATTGTGAGCAGCTTTTAAGGATTGCGGACTTTTTCGGCGTTACCTGTGATTTTCTTATGACGGGTCGGCGCATAGAAAATAAGCCCGTGCGTGAATTGCTCGGACTTTCAGAAAATACCGTTCAGAACATGAAGTTAGTCAAAGAGGGCTATTTTGAGGATAGCCCCTATATGCTCGCCGCTCTTGATACGCTACTCGGGGATAAGGATTTCTATTTGTCTATGGAGCAAGCGGCGAATTGGTACGGTCAAAAGGAGCAAGCCCCGGACGACATGAAAGAATTCTGCGAATGGAAAGCGGCGCAGTATATGCAAGGGTTCCTGCTTGATTTTTTCGCCCGTAACCTGCGGGCTATCTATGAACAGATGAGGGGGAATGAATAAATGGCTTCTATCCGTAAAAGGGGCGAAACATTCACCATAACCGCTTATATGGGTTATGACGATAAAGGCGTCCAGCAAAAGAAAACAACGACTTACCGCCCGCCCGATGGCGTGACAAACGGCAAAGCGGAAAAACTCGCAAAAGAATATGCCGTCAAGTGGGAAGATAAGATACGGGGCTATGTTGCCCTTGATGAAAACAGGACGCTTTCCGAATTAGCCGCGTGGTACTATGAAACGATTGCACCGAATACCTTAAAACCGAACGTCTTAACAGGCTACAAGCAGGGCATATATAATCACGTTATCCCGCGCATTGGACGGTCTAAATTGAAAGACATAACTCCGCAAATGCTCGACAGCCTGTTCCGCGACTTGCAGACAAGCGGCAATCTTGAACACTCTTTCAAGCTAAAATACATGACGTTATTCAACGAATATGGCAAAGAGAAGTTCATCAAGGACAGCGGAATTCAACGTGCTGCGTTCTACCGCCTATTGCGCGGGGGAACGTGTAGACAGAAAACCGCCGAAAAGGTAGCTGCCGCCCTCGCCATGACGCTTGAAAAAGTATTCGACGATGTGACAGAGAATAAAGGCATGACGGGCGCGTCCGTCAATAAGCTAAAACTCAACCTTTCCGCGATATTTACGGCAGCTTGCCGGAAAGAAATAATGCGCCGTAACCCATGTAAGCTGGTAACGCCCCCGAAAGTGGACACGCCGCCCGTTGCGTTCCTCGATGAAGCACAAAGTCGAATATTGCTTGCCGCTGCCCATGAGCAAAGCGACTTTCAACTTGAAGTCATTATTAACCTGTTTTTAGCGACGGGGATTCGTGCCGGGGAATTAACGGCGCTGCATTGGTCGGACTTGGACATTACAACGGGCGTGTTGTTTGTCTAACATACGCTTGTCAGGCTTAACAATCAGTTTGTCCGGCAGACGACAAAAACCGCCGACAGCCAAAGGCGAATAGTTCTTCCGGCGTATATCCTCAAGCTGTTAGCCGAACATAGGGAGCGTCAAAGGGAATATCGGGCTTCACTTCGGGAAGTATGGAAAAACCCCGACGATATCATGTTTACAAACCTGCACGGCGACTATCTGAACGGAGTAAACCTCAACCGCAAGTTAAAGGACGTTGTAAAAGCCGCTGGACTGCCCGATATACATTTGCATAGTCTGCGCCATACTCACGCAAGTTTATTTATAAACTCTGATGTAACGGCAAGGGTCATTGCGGACAGGCTCGGACATAGCACAACGAAAACCACGCTTGATACTTACAGCCATGTTTTCGCCGCAAGTGAAGTTAAAGCAATGCAAGCCGTGGAAATGGCGCTATTCAAACAAGAGGAATAA